ATGCACGTATACAGATACCGGAAATCGGACACCCTTTCTCTTAAGGGACTGCTTTACGACGAATGGTACTTCGCCTCAAAAGATGAGTTAAACGATCCTATCGATATGCAGTCACGATATGAGTTTGCCGCTCACGGATGGCACACGCTCCTATCTGGTCTGTGGTCAGATGCAACCCATATCGAAATCGCGGAAAATTATTTCAAAAAAATTAGCCCAATCTCTTACGAGCAGCTCATCGAGAATTTTGAAGAGCACACCAATCAAATAATGTACGCTGTCTTTAACAGCATCCAGCGCCCTATTAAAACCACCGACATATTTGGAATACGAGAGTCACTGAACAAGCTACTTGAATTAATAAAGCTTTACTGCCCTCGATCTAGCTACTCAGTATCTTTGTCTCGAACCGATACTGAGATGCTGATGTGGTCCCACTATGCTTACAACCATACCGGCTTCTGCTTAGTTTACCGCCCTATAAACGGTAAACTCCGCCAATGCCCCTCAAAAACAAAAAACAGCCTAACTGTCAGCAGAGGTCATGACAGCGTTTTCCCGTCCGAATTCAAGATCGAAGATATAATTTACGATAATCATCTACAGCCGCTCGATGCTTATAAACTGTTACCAGTCATCTATAACCAGACTAAAGATATGTCAGAAGCGCAGCGACTGGATTGGCACAGGTCAGTCGACGCTCAGCTGCTTACAAAGAACCGGTGCTGGAGCTATGAAAAAGAATGTCGACTAATGCTTCCACAGCCGAATAATTGGGTATCGGGTCGCTCTAGCTTCAATAGCCTTCAACGTTTATTTTACTACGACTTCAACCAACTAGTAGGCGTTATATTCGGCGCAAGAATGCCTGAAAAAGACAAACAATCCGTCAGAAATATTATCGACCAAAAGCTCCAAGTCAAATCAAAGAACTTAGGAAATCGAGATGGAAAATGCTATATCTTCGACTTTCTTTATCAGCAGGCAGAAATTTGTTCATCATCTCGCCAATTGAAGATCATTGATCTGGACATACATACCTTAGGGCAGTCATTCACGACTGGACACGCTAGCTATGGAGAATTTATTTCAAAATGGAAAAATTTCGAAGGTCTAACTTTCGAAAACAGCGGCTGCTCACGTGAGTCCATACCATTGTAAAATGGCGATCACTTTACACAAGGCAGGTTTTTTTGGCAGCTAATAAATTAGCCAGAACAGCAGGAACTAATAGAATATGGACATGGAAAGCTTTAGTCAGTGCATGCAGTACCTGCAGAGTACTACGACATCCAAATCGAGCATTGAGCTTTTCATTCCCCTAATATCCGCCGCTACGGGCGTAATACTGGGCTTTGGGCTTAACTACCTGACATCCACACTCAAAGAAAATAAATCAAACGCCAATAAGCTGAATTGCTGTCGTGAGGATTTGGAGCAAACTGAAGAATCTTTAAAAAAACTGGTAAGAGAGCTATACAAACTGGCGAGCGGAATTGTTGAAGGTAAAGCCCCTACCATTCATCAATTGCCTAACAAAATCGGTTCATTATGCCTGCCTGAATACTTTACGGAGGTCGCCCACAAATTCAGCAAGAAACAAAGACTACGGATCCAGTCATTACTTCAAGGAATGGAGGCTCTCAACGACCTTTTAACTGAGGCATCCGCGCCACCTAAAGGGCCTATGTCTTACCGTCACTCTACCGTTCTAGTAAACTCGGTACATACCGCCTTAGAGTGCTGGTCTTTTTGCCGATGTATAGAAACTGACAAAGAGCTCCCTGACGACAATATAAGCTCATACATAAAAGAAATGGGCGTAACAAATAAGCAATATGAAGATATTAATTTATTAATAGAAAACTCTAGAAAACATAATTCAATACTCAATCTTGCTTAATCCTTAAGCTCTGCCACTACTCTAGTTCGGCCTGCATTTTCGCTGCCCGCTTCGCAATTCATCGGGTACTCAGTGGCAAGGTGCGATCGCCCAGATAGACTGTCTATCAATACAGTATATTTGGAGGTTTGGTCATGGATACATCGCTGGTTCAAAAACAGATCGCGGTCGCTTCGTGGCGGTCACTTCTAAACGACCAGGAGACGCTGCCGCAGCGCCCAGGCGCACATCACAAGGTGCTGACTGGTCGTGCGCGCAAGCTATACGAGCAGGGCATTATCAAACGTGATGACCTGTGCGAGATGCTGGAACTCGCGGACGCTGCGCTGGAGTACGCTATTAAGGCCAACCTAGATTCCGAGGCCGCGTGAATGTTCGTCCTCGTTACACCTATGCGCACTCGCGGTGTTCCCCTGACTCCGAAAGAAAGAGACGCTTATCCACCGGTACAAGGGTACGTGATGGTAACGGCCCAGCTGAGTGCCGAACTCGGACGCGCCTCCAATATCGCTTGGATACTCAGCAGCATTCCGGATGGATACGAGCCACTGCCGAAGCTCCTGGATGCCACGCTTAGTCGTATGAGCCAAACAGGGTTTGTATTGGCTGGCATCGAATACATCGACGGATGCGCTTACGCACAGTCCTGGTGGTGTCGTCAGTAACGGTTCGCTGTGAAGCCGTCCGTTCAGTCGGATCGAGATGAAGGTTATAAAGAAGCAAAATCTGCACGACATGATATTGCCGCCCGCCGTGCGAAGAATCGTTCAGCACCTCCAGGCCGCGTTGAAAGCCGCCGAAACGATCGAAAAACTACGGCTGATAGAGCAGCGAGCGGAAGGCTTTGTCCTTGGACTGGAAACGTCCTTGGGCGTCAGGGAGGACACTATTGAAGAACTGTACATAGGGTTTGAACAGGCGGTCAACGACCGCCTTCCAAACCTGGGGACTGCATAGATACAGCGCGTGGCGCGGTAGTAAAAAATCTTCCTACAATGTGATGGGCTTGAGTTTTCCTAAGAGTAGGCCAGCGTTCGCTGCGCCGGTTGTAAACGCCGCCGCGTTGCCTGGGACAGGCGACGAACCGTGCGTATGGCCCGCTACTTGGATATTCATCTGCTGCAGCAGATCTAGCGTGTCGCACAGCACTTGGAAGATGTTGACGCCGGCGGACCCCATCCAGTTTTTGGGTGCTTGGTAGCGCTGGCTTTCCTTGGCCAGGCTTTGGCGCAGCCCTTCGATCCGCTCCTGCATGTTGCCGCCGATGGTCGCGTTGTGCTTCTGACCGACAACCAGGTTCAAATCTCGCCCGGTCGCCTGGTGCAGGTCGTCGACCGCTGCAAGACTCGCGGACCCACCTGACAGCAGCTTGAGCGCGCCCAGCGCTTCGATCTTCTTCACGCCTCCCACTGACTCGGTCGAATGGTCGTCCACCGTCCTGGTGTGGCTCTGGAAGCGCTCGGCGTTGGTCATTGCGTCGACCTCGCGCTCAATCGCCTGATCCTGGATCTTTCCATCCGTCTTGCGCAGCCAGTTGCCGTCCGCGTCGACGCGCTGTTGCACCGCATCGCTGTGCTGCCACACCTGGTCGCCCTTGGGCACCTTCGGCAGCGTCAGGCCGTGCGGCAGGATGGTCTGGATGTAGGGCTTGTTCGGCAGGCCGTAGGCGAAGCACACCACCACCTGGGTGCCTTCCTCCGGAAAGGCAAAGAACCCCATTTCATCACCACCCACCGGCATGGGCAGCGGCACGCCGGCCAGCACCGGCAATGCCGGATCGATCTCGCCATCTGGCCCCATCACCTGCAGGTCGACCGAGAAGCGCGGCCGGAAGTCATCGCACACACCGGCACTGGCCGGCGCATCCGCCACGGCCATGACCTTGGCGAAGCGCGGCAGGTGGTAACCGCCGGAAATCTCGGGAAATTGGCGCTCTACACTGCGTTTTATTGCGTCGTCCATTTGATGGCCATTTGTGTGCCGGACAGCGTCACGTTCGTGATCCGCTCGCCCTGATTGATCGATGCGCCCGGTCGCAGGCCTGGTAAGGCTGCGATCATTGCGCTCTGGTTGCCCTGGTAGCCGTCGAACAGGTTGACCGGCAACTGCAGCGGCGATCGAGCGCCAAAGAAGCTGTCGGCCCAGGCACCGACGAACACTTCGCCGTCCCCCTGCTGCTGCCAGACGAAGTCCTTAATGCCGAACACCCGCGCCATGCTGTCCATCGCTTGATAGCCGGCCGCCAGGTTGTAGAAAAACGGCGTCCGGATGCGGGTGTAGGCCTGATCCGGAACACGGAAGCGCAGGCCTGTCCTGGCGCTGATGTCGGCCAGCACGGCGCGCAGATCCACATGACGCAGGTTCATCGGCAAGGGCTGGGCCAGCACCGCGGCTACTTCACGGCACAGCACAACCTGCTCGACGCCGTTGGTGGCCGTGCAGCGCTCCACGTAGCCAATGAAGTGACGCTGCAGGGCAGCTTCGTTGTAGCCGATATCAAGCGTCACCAGCCCTTTGACGGTGGCACCGGCCTTGATCGTGAACGTGGCACGGCCCGGACTTTTGAGGTCCAGCCGGACGTCGTCCGTCACCAAGGGCACGACCACACCGCCGATCGATAGCACCTTATGCAGCTTCATGCTCATGGCGTGCCGCCCAGGTAGTTGTCGACTTTCTTCAGGACCGCTTCAAAGCCGGTCAGCTCTTCGGGAGACGTACCGGATCCGCCAGATCCTGCCACACCATCACCAGATGCTGACTGAGCCGACACGGCGTTGCCGGCGCGGCGGTTCTCGACCTTCTCAGGGTTCGACAATTTTTCACTCAGGGTGAACTGGACGATCCACTGCGCCAGAGTGTCGTCTTCACGGGCGCTGACGCCGTCCGAGAACGTGACTTGACGGATCCCGAAGGCCTTGGCCGTATCGTTCACGATCCGATAGGTGCGAAGCTGGCCACCGCCTTCGGTCGATTCAGCCAGGCGCATGATCGTGCGCAAGTTATCCAGACTCTTGTAGGGGATCGTCAGCGCGACGGTCAGCGTCTTGGGCTTGAAGCCCTTGTGGGACTTGTCGGTGCCCGAGGTCTGCCCGCCGAGGTCGTCGGCCTCGATCTTGAGGTTGGCCGTCAGCTTCATGCGGTGACCGATGATCTGTTCGCCATTGAGCAGCAGCGTCATAGGCCCACCAGTTCACGGACAAAGCTCAGGCCCTCTGAAGAGCCCACCAAAAGCACGCCGGCACACAGCGGCCATTCGTGGCCCGGTGACTCGCCTTCGAGCAGTTCGCGGCGCAGCTGGCCCGCGTCGCCAGGTCCAAGTGTGCGCGACTGGATCGAGACGTCATCGGCACTGTTGGTGAACTGGGCTTTGAGGTCGGCCAACTGCTGGTTGCGCTCTGCGGACTGCTCCTTTTTACGCGCCTGCAGATCTGCGAGGTCCGCCATGGGCGAGCTGTCAGCCGCGTAACCCTCCAGCACAGCCAATTGGCCGGCCATGGACTGGCTGGCCAGCTTCGTGATCGGACAACGCTGCAGCGGCAACTGGCCCCACAGCGGCATCTGTCCGGCGATGGGCATTTCCCACTTTTCCAGTTCCAGGCGCGCCAAGTGTTCGGCCCGACGTTCAGCGCGCACCAGGTCAGGCATGGGCAGCACGACGTTGAAACGGCCCAGCGTGGCGGCAAGCTGATCCAGGCGCGTGGCCAGGAAGATCAACACCAGGGCGCTCTGCTGGCCCTGGGGCCGGACCGCGTCCGTCGTATCGGTCAACTTGTCGGCCAGCAGCTGCAGCAGGTTCGGCGCAGACAGAAAGCGCTGGTGACCACCGCTGCCCTGGCCAATACCATGCTGGAATGGTGTCACAACGATGCAGGACGGTACGTTTTCGAACTGACTGGCCAGCGCGCTGCGCCCTGCGCTGATCACGGACTGGGCCGCACCGGCGATCAGGCCGGGACTGGTGGTGGCGATATCAGCCAGCATCGAAACGCGCTGGCCGGTGTTCTCCATTTCTGTCTGGATCAGGTCGCGAGCCGTCGTCATCTGATCCATCCACTGCGTGGCCTGCTCAGGCCAGCGCAGTTTGATCGGTGCCCACTCATTCGCCATTGGTCAGCACCGCCTGCATCCAACCTGGGATTTCAGGCTGGGTCGCTTCGTCCGGGTAGCCGGCCACTTTTGGCCACTCGCGGACCGACTGACGCCAGGTCAGTAGCTGCGTGAACTGCTCGGCGGTGATCGGCAAATCACCTCCTAGGTCGCGGGCATCACGATACTGGGCAACCACCGCTTCGGAAGTCTGCAGCTTTACTTCAATCCAAAGCCTGGCGAGCACGGCTGGATCAGACTGAACGATGATGTCTTCGGCATAGGCTCTGAAAGCCCCTCCACGCTCTAGAAACGAGCGGACCGCCTCGTAAAGTGGTGGGTTGTAGTCCTGCGTTACGTGGCACCGATTCCCGGCGACAGTGACCACGAACGAACCGTCGTCTTTAACCGATACATCGTCAAAAGGCACCGCAGGAATGGCCGTATCTGGTGTGCCCGACGTTTCGACCGGGGATATGAGGTCAGCGATGTTTTCCAAAATGGAGTCGTTCATGGTGCATATCTCCAGGCAAAACCGTAAATCGTGGTTCCACCGCTGAATTGAATAACGGTTCCGCCAGGCGCCTGGCCGCTCTTGCCCAATATCCCGTTGCCGTTGAGGTAGTAGTGCATCAGTGAGTAACACCAGGTGCCGCCAGCCGGCAGTTGCAACGAAGTGCCATCCACAGCGACAGCCAGGAAATTATTGGCATCAGGACGGTAGAAATTCTGCTGCCCCCACAGCAAGCCCTGGTCGGTGGAGTCGACCTGGAAACGCAAGCCTGCACCGTTATTCGACCAACCAAGCTTGAGAGCATTGCCGCTTTGGTTGCCGCCGCCGCCTTGCTGGACAGGCGTAAAACCGAGTCTTGGCTGCAGCAGGTAAACGCCGCCGTTTGATGCCCGACGAAAGTAAGGCAGATCAGGGTTGTCGCTGGAAAAGCCTGCTGTCGTGATCGCATCCGCCGCCACTCTGGCCCCAACCAGCGCGTTGACTTGAGTGACGGTGTAACAGTCTGTGATGCCGTAGCCAGCCACCGACGTGGATCTGTTGGCCTTATCGTTCGGATTGAAGTTACTTTCATTCCAGACTCTGCCCAGATCCGTGCCATCCACCGTCACTTTCAAGCCCACATCGGACCAGCCCAGATATAGCTTGTTGCCTCTCTGACCTACGCCGCCGCCTTGCTGCAGAGTCGTGTAACCGATGCGAGGCTGCAGGTAGTAAACACCGTCATCAGCCGCACGACGCATGTAAGGGAAATCAGGATTGTTACTCGCAAAGCCGACGTAGGTAATGGAATCCGCTAAGGGGCGTCTGCCTACCAGCTCATTTACTTGGCTGACGGTATACGCGTCGGCAATACCGTAGCCGCTCAATGTGCTGGCTTTATTGGCCTTGTCATTGGGATTGAACGTGGTATCGGTCCAGATCCTGCCCCCGTCGGTGCCATCCACACTTACTTTGATCCGGTCTCCGGTCCAGCCGATATTGATTCGGTTGCCTCGTTGATCCGGACCGCCGCCCTGTTTCACAAAGCTGCTGTTCGCATCATCCTTACTGTAAGCGTCGGTGATGCCGTAGCCGGCCAGCGTGGTGGGATTGCCGCCGCTTGTGACCAGGCCTTTCACATTCACAGCGACTCGCGTGTAAGTGCCAGCAGCCACGCCGCTGTCGGCCAAGGTCAACACGACGTCGGTGTCGCCGCTGCCGTCATACGTGCCGCTACCGGTAGCGGCACCTCGAAAGCGGATTGTCCGGGCGTAGGCCAGACGCGCCGCTCGGCCAATGATGGTCGTGCCGTCAACGATGGCTGCGATGGACTGGTAGATCAAAGCACGACCCTGACTGACCATCTTGGTGGTAGCCAGCACGTCGGAGCTACTGCTGAGCGGATCATCTGCGATCGCATTGGGCAGGTTGCCCAAGCCGACGTCGCCCTTGGTCGTAGCACGCGCACGCAGATCCGGATAATCCCCGACACGCGCCGCGAAGTGCTTCACCAGTTCGCGGTCAATCACCTCGATCGGACGCAGGTCGACCAGGGTGCTGGTACCGGTGATGTCGGCCAGCGGCACCAGATAGTGCCTGGCCGAAGCGCTGTCGACGTAGTCGACCTTCGCTTCCTGACCGAACACGACCTTGAAGGATGCGACAACGTCACTCAGCTCGCGCTGCAGCACCACGTCCAGCCAGGCCTTGTTCGGTACTGACGGCACGGTGACCGGCAGCGCTTCGCTCAGCTGCAGGCGCACGCCTTCGACATACGCGGTGCCTGGGCTGACCTGATACGCACTGCCCACACGCTGCAGCTGCAGGCCACTGCCGAAGAAACAGGCACGACCGAACATGTCACGGTTGCTCACGCGCTCGCGCTCGTCGATCCCCTTCATCCGGGCGGTGTAGTCGAACTGCCAGGTGCTCGCATCGATCTTGATGTTGGTCAGCTGCTGGGCACCGTCGAACACCACCAGGAAGTTGCGGGTGACGTTGTTGCCGATCTGATCGGGCAGGATGTTCTTGCGCTTCTGCTGGACCGGCACGTAAGCGACCGACAGCAGCACCTCGTCGCTGGTCTCAAGCCCGATCCAGTTCCAGTCGAAGTCACCAATGTCGGTACCCATCAACAGGCTGTAGACCACCTGGTTCGGGTTGACGAAGCCTTGCTGGGTGACGCTTGCGGTGTGGACGATCTGCGCCGCTGGCGGCTTGACGCCTGCGCGATTGACGGGTCCTGTGACATTGAGGCCTGGTACGTTGGCCAGGACGAACCGGGCGATGTTCAGAGGCAGGTTTGCCGCTTGCTTCTGAGCAATCAGCTTTTCGCCGGCGAGTGTGATGCTTGCAGCCATGAGGGCTCCTAAAGGCTGGCGACCAGCGTTTGCTGATCGTCATTAAAATCGACCAGGGCGACAGCAAGCCGCACGGGTGTGATGGTCACGAAGTCGTACCGCCTGCAGGTGCGTCCGTACTGACGGATCAGCACGCGCAACAGGTCGGGGTTCTCGGACAGTTGGGAATCGCTCAGGGTGAGCAGCACGACGTCCCAGTCGCGCTCGGGCATGCGTTCCTGGATCTCGACGTAACCGACGCCCAGGCGCTCCAGGATGCGTTTCAAACCGGCAGTGCTGCCGGCGTCCACGGAGTTGATAAAGGCGTACTTGACCCGCAGCCGGAACAGGCTTTCCGGCTCGGCCGTAAAGCGGGTGACGTCGCGCTGCCAGGCCCACAGTTCCAGGATGGACAGGTGGCAGGTGTCCGCGTCGAACTGCAGATAAGGCCAGCGCAGCCATTCGGTGACCTGCTCCCACCATATCTGCGCAGTGGTGACCAGCTTGGTCAGCTCCACGCCTTCAAGCCAGAACGGCAGCTTGAGCTTGATCATTGCAGGACCACCGCCAGGCTCTGGATCCGAGGAATGGTCAGCGCTGACACGATGTCGGCATTGGCGAAACGCAGCGAGCTGATGTTGGGAAACTGGACGTGCAGCTCTTCAGTCAGCCGGCTGAAGCTGAAGCGGGACTGGGGAAAGGTGCGGGTCGGGGCGTAATCGCTCTGCGTGCTTTCACGAAACGCGGCGCGGATGAACAGCCCGACTTCGGTCTGCAGCGTCTGCAGCTGCAGCGCCGTAAGGTTCGCCACCGGCCAGACGTTGACGCTGATCGCGTGCAGGGTTTCAGGCATGGCCATGGCCAGCAGATCATCACCGTGGCCATGGTTGCCGCCGTCGCGGATATGGGTGTTGATCTGCTCAAGGAAGGTGTCAGCCGGAACGCCGGCGTCGAACAGCACGAACGCATTGGCGCTGCCTGGGCCACGTGGTGCGCCGTGCTCGAAGTACACGCCATCCGCCGCCACGCCCGGAAAACCGGTGATGATCGCCCGATACACCGCGTCGGTGTGCCACTGGTTGACCGCCGAGAACTGGTTGCGGACCCTCAGACGCAGCTGGTCGTCGTGCTCGGCGTCCGCGCCTGGCGTCTGCAGCCACTCTGCAGCGTTCACCACCTGGACGATGCCTGGCACCGATTGAGGCAGGACGGCGTAGTAACCAGGTGCCAGGTTGTAGCCGCTGCCGGCACCCACGGCCCTGACCGGCACGACGAGCTGGCTCTGTCCTTCTTCAAAGCTGCGCGGCTCGGTGGTGACCAACTGATAGATATGGCCGTTGAGCGTCGGAGACTGGACCAGGGTGCCGATCGGCACTTCCAGTTCCCCACCGGTATTGGCGCGGGTGAACAGCAGTTCACCGGTGGCCACCGTCGCGGCCTTGCGCTCGACGTTGACCGCCCAGGCCAACATGTCCAGCCACTGGTTGCCGGCCGTCTTCACGAAGAAGTTCGGCAGGACCGTGCCGCTGACAAACTCCAGCAGCCACAGCACCGGCTTGGTCACCAGGGCGGTGATGATCCGCCAGAACGGGCTGTATGCGCTGGTGTTGGTCAGCGTGCTGCCCTGCTCGACGGCGAGCTTTTCCCAGGCCTGTTTGAGCTGGGCCTCGGTGGTCGGGATGCCGGAGTCACCCAGAGCCTTTTTGAAGTCGACGGTCATAGGGAGATCTCCACCTGACCGAACTTCACGGTCGTGGCGGTCACCAGGTACACGCCCGGCTGCGTCTGCTCGATCTGCGCAGTGCCTGGCACCAGGCGTTCGTCGTCCTCCACCAGCAGCTCCATCTGCTGGATGCAGTCGCGCTGACGCAGCCGGTCGCGCTCGGCCACCAGCGTGATCAGCAGGCCGCTTTCGCGGATCAGGTGCGCGATGTCCTGGGCGATTGAGGCACGGTCATCCACCAGCAGCGGCTGCCTGGCCGGATCGAGCACCAGGTCGTTGTTCATGATCAACAGATCTACGTATTCGCTCATCAGCCGCCCACCGCCATGGCCATCATGTTTTCCATTTCCAGTGGGGTCATGGGTTTGGACGTGTGGATCTCGACCTTTTCCACGCGGATGCCTTGGCGCTCATGCGGGTTCAGGGCGTTGTTCTGGTTCTGGAACGTTTGCATCAGTCCTCCTTTCGGGACGGCTGTGGGTTTGGTGGGACTGATCGAGGTATTGGCCGAAACCGCCTTGCGGGCTTCGATGCCTTTCTCTGCCTGGGCAGGCAGCTGAATGACCTTCTCGACACGCGCCGGCAACGCGGTGGTGGCCGGGATCGGCAGTGCCAGACCGGCCGGTGCCGGCGGCAGCTTGATCGGCTCGCCCTGCTGGATCTGCGGGACCGGTATCTGCAGCGGCTTGAACGGCAGGACGTTGGGTTGCGGCACGCTGATGGGCGGCGCTGGCAAGACCTGAACCTTCGGCGCCGGGATCTGCGCCGGCGCCGCTCGGGTGACGACATCCGGCACCAAGGCCAGCGGCTTGGGCGGCTGGCTGGCCGGTACCGGCGCGGCCGAGGCCATCTTGGATCCAGGCGCTGTGCCCGCTGGGGGTGTAGCCACTGCCGCTGGCAAATTGGGACCCGGTGTCACGACGGGACCAGGCACCTCCGGCACCTTTGGCGGCTCCGGCAGATCTGCAAACGTCGTCGCTATGTTGACGCCGGGGATTTTGTTGGCCATCTGGATAAGGCCGTTGATTGCGCCCTTCACCGTGGCCAGGATGCTGTCCCAAGCGGTCTTGGCGATGCCGGACCAGCCGCCCATCGAGCCGAACCAGTTGGACAGGCTGGCCAACTGGTCGCTGATCCACTGGAACGCGGTGGTGTTCATCAAAGCCGCGCACAGCTCGTCCCAATACACGACCGCTGCCACTACGGCGGCGGCCAGCAGGACGATGCCGGCGACAATCAGCAGCACCGGGTTGGCCCACATGGCGGCGTTGACCAGCCAGATTGCGCCTTGCCACAGCAGCATGCCGGCCCGCACCAGGCCCATCCAGGTGTACAGGACCACCAGGCCTGCCGCGAAAGCTGCGACCAGCACGGTGTGGAACAGAAACATGGCGATGGACTTGAAGCCCTGCCAGTTGAGCAGCTTCCAGACCGTGAGCATGCCCAGCCAGACCATTTTGCTGACACCGACCACCAGGGTGAGCATGGACATCGCGGCGATGAACCCAAAGACCACCAGCGTCGTGATACCAATGATTCGCGTGATGTTCGGGAACAGCTGCGTCCAGCGGGTCAGCGTCTGGGCAATGCCCACCAGGCGATCCATCAGCGGGGTCAGGGTCGGGATCAACGACTGGCCGAACGCGATACGCAGCGCTTCGACGGCTTTGCCGAACTGCTGCCACGGATCGACCATGGCCTTGGCCATCTTCTCGGCGTTCTCCAGACCCCGGACCTTGCCCAGCTCGCTGATGCCACTGCGCAGCCGGTCCGTGTCCTTGGCCAGCGCGCCGATCACCTGGGCACCTTCACCGCCGAATGCTTCCATCAGCTTGGTGCCGGCAGACGCGCTGGTCAGGTCGCCATACTTGGCGGTCAGCTTGTCCAGGATCTCGATCATCGGCAGCGCTTTGCCGGTGGAATCAGTGAATTTGAGGCCGGTTTTCTCGGCCGCTGCGCCCATGTTTTCAAAGAACGCCTTGTAGCGTCCGCCGGCATCGCCGCCTTCCATGGTGCTGGACAGCGAACCGATCACGGCCATCTGCTCGGCCACGCTGACGCCGGCCTGCGTGGCGATCGCACCGACCTCTTTAAACGCGTCCTTGAGCTGCGCACCGTCGGTACGGAACAGTTTTACGGCCAGCGCCGTTTGCCCGGTCAGTTGCTCGACCCATTCGACCTTGCCCATCTTGTCGGCTTCGGTCTTGAACAGGTTGTACATGGTGCCCAGGTACGCGCCGGTGGTTTCGGCGTCGGCCTTGGTGACCTTGGCCAGCAGGTTGCTGGAACTGGTGATGGCGGCCAACTGGCCATCGACCAGCCCCTTGATCGCGCCATCGATGACGCGGGACGAGGCCACGAATTCGGCGGCGCTGGCAGCGTAGGTGATCGAGAATTCCAGGGCTTTGCTGTTGAGGGACGTCAGTGCGTCCTCGGCAGTACCCAGGGCGCGCATGTCGCCCAGCGCCCGGTTCACTTCCAGCGCCGGTTCCAGGGATTCAGTGATGGCTGTGCCCGCACCCACCATGCCAGCCAGGCCTGCCCCCATCTGGATGATGTTCTGCTGACTCTGGGCGGCAAGGTCGCTGAAACTGGTTTTCACCTTGCCCAGGGGCGCACTGACCTTGTCGGTCAGGTTCAGGATGAAAGCCAGGCGGGCGGAACGGTCAGCCATCAGGGTTATCCGTTAAAGGCAGTGGAGATGCCGTTGGCCACGGCGATCTCCATGCGTCTCCAGTATTCGTCTTCAAGCCACTTGGCGGTGCCCATGACCTCGATCGTGGGTTCTGCGCCAGGCAGCCAGCGGTGGGCCAGGGCCAGCAGCTGGCCCAGCCCGTCTTGGGTCAAGCCTTCGGCGTGCTCGAGGACTTTTTTACGATCACTTCCACGTCCGGCGAATACTCTTCAAGCAGTGCGCCGGCCAGGGTCATGGTGGTGATCGGGTTTTCCAGCAGCGCTTTGAGCGCGGCCTTGTCCTCGTCCTTGACGGTGCCCATCAGCAGGTTGTGAGCCGGGGCGACCTTGTTGGCCTGGGTGGTGGCGTTGAAGTACTTGGTGATGACCTGGGGGCTCAGGTTGAACGTGAATTCCTTGTCGCCACGTTCCAGGGTGATGCTGCGGTTTACTTCGCTCATGTCAGTATTTCCGTAAGGTTGAGTTGCAAAAGGTCAGGGTTGTGCCGGCGTGCGTTGCACGACCTGGCGGATGTAGTCCTGCAGGGCGAGGATCATTTGCCGGCTGCGGGCAAGCTCGTCTCGTAAGGTGAAATAAGCCGATCGAGCGTCGGCTGTGAGTTCGGCGGTTCCTGCATCAGCCAGGCTGGCGGTGCCGGCGGCACCGGATCCGGCTGAACAAGTGGCGTGGACACGCAGCCGCTCAATGCCAGCAGCGACAGCGCGCTGCAGATCGGTGTTCTTGGTAAGCGCACGGTTCAATTCCTTCGTGTGTTGGGTGTCGAGCTGGTCACGCGCTGCGAGCATCTCGCCGCTGATGCGTGCGGCTTCGCGTAAGCCATCGCGCTCGCTTACGGCGCTGTCGCGCTCCTGGACAACGGTTTCGTACCGACCAAGCGCCCAATCGACGGCAAGCCAAATGACGAGGCCGACGAACAGGGTGCGAAATAGCAGCTGCAGCGGGCTGATGGTCATTTCAGGCAAAGCCTCATTTCAGCCAGCCGACGGTTGTGCAAGCCACGCACGAAGGTCTTGCGGCCATCGCCACCGGTCACATAAGCCCACACCGGTGTTGTGCCGTCTGCGGACCAGGCCAGCGCCTTGCAACCCTCGGCAATGCGGCCCGCGTTGATCAGGCCCACGGCACGGCTCGCGCACGTCGTCGGCACACCGAAGTTGTGGCCATGGCTGCTCAGGGCATCGAACGTGCTCTGTCCGATCGCCTGGTTGGTCAGGCAGTCGGCCAGGCTTAGTTGCCCCTTGGCGATGACCAGGCTTTCCACCTCGGCGCAGCGCGCGTCGGACCAGAAGTCACCGACCCGCACCGGATCCGGGCTGGTGTACCGGGTGATGCCCTTGCAGACGGTGGGCAATCCGCCGGCCAGCTTGTCGGCGTACACCACGTTCTGGCCGTTGCCTTCCCATTCGCCCAGGAACGCGGTCAACGTGCCGCTGCAGACCAGCAGGACGCCGGTAAGGATCTTGACGCGCAGGCTCATGGCTTGATCCTCCAGTCACGCAACATCTGGCGGTATTTGGGAATCAGCAGCAGGATCTGCAGCACCATGTAAATCGCGGTCAGCATGTAGGCCACCGACGACCAGTCGACGGTGCCTGTTGCCCCTGTTGCGGCCACGCCGATGGCAGGCGATGCCTTCACCAGGGCGATGGCGGTGTCCTGCGCGACCTGATTGGTGCTCATCGGCGCTGTCCTTTTTCGGTCAGGGATTGGCAAGGCACGCAACGAGTCATGCCGCCCAGCACCTGGCGCGCCGATGGGATCTCCTTGTCGCAGTCCTGGCAGTGGGTGAGGCTTGGCCCGCTCGCTCGCGGCTTGGCCAACTGGGCAGCAATGGCCTGGTCGCGTTGCCGCTGCTCCAGGGCCTGGGCGCGATCGAACGGGCAGACCATTACGTCAGGCCCTCGATTTCAGCAGCAGCCAGGTATGGCACGCCGTTGATCTTGATGAAGTCCGGACTGGTGACATCGAACGGCACCTTGTGGGTGTTCTTCGCGCCGCCCTTCGGATCGATGCTCAGCAGGCTGGAAACGCGGACCTTGCAACCGAACGCCTCGATGCGCAGTTCCTCTTCGCCGGCCTTGGCAAAGAACACGATGTCGAACGGCTCCAGCTCACGGAAGCTGCCGGACGCTTTCGCCTGCTCGATCAGCAGATTGAAGTTGGTGGTGTCCAGCTCCAGTTCGCCAGCTGCAGCCACATCGCCGTCGACGTGGCCGTTGGGCACGCCCTTGGTCTGGGCCACGGTGCTGTTGTCCGTGATGTCCAGGGTGCCGGCCTCGACATGAACGAGCAGATCGCCCAGGTTCACGTCGAAGTTCTTACCGCCAATTTTTGCGGCCATGGGTTACTCCGAATCCGTAACGGAAAGGTCCAGCGCGATGTTCGCGGTCAGGTCTTTCGGGCAGTTGAGGGGGCGCAGCTTGAGGTAGGCCACGACAGAGGTTTTGCTCGTCCAGGTCAGCACGATGTCGCCGTCCTTGGGCTGCTCGATCTCGCCTGGAAACACCTGGCCGGCGAACTTCGTGGACTTGGCCATCGCACGCAGCGGGGCCATCAGCTTGGACGTGGTGGTCGCCATGCTGTTGGCCGAGCTGTTCAGGGTCCGATCACCCACATAGCGGATCAGCAGGATCCGGACACGGCGCGCAGCCTTGTCCACGACGCGCAGGTTTTCGATCACCTGGAAGTCACTGCCTGGGGTGTCCAGCAGGCTGCCGTCGCCCCAGTACGTGCCGGGATAGTCCGGGTAGGTCTGCGGTACCGACAGACGCGCTGCGTCCAGTTGCGTCAGGACAGCGGTGGTCAGCGGAATACCGTCCAGATCCTTGGGCTCAGCGCCCAGCCCCACGACCGCGCCGGTGGCCACACGCATGGGGGTGTCAGCAACGCTGACGGCGGCGTTGGCCAGGCGGCCGGCGAGCACGCCGAGGTTGTTGCCGTGCAGTTGCGGTACCGGCAACACGCGAGGCGCGGCCAGGCCATCGACGACGGCTTTCTGCTCGACGACGTATGCGCTCCAGGTCTGCTGCGGAGCGATGCCAGCCGTGGCGGCCATCACGAAGATGCGTCGACCCAGCTTGTTGCTCAGATCGGTGGCGGCGACGTGCATAGCCGACAGCTCGGCCTGGGTGGTCGACGGCTTGACGATCACGACCGCTTCGAACGAATAGGTGCGAGTGGCGCTTTCCAGCGCCTGTTGCCAGGTAACGTCGTCTGCGATCGGAGCGGCCACGCAGGCCCAGCGATCACCGCCGTTGCTGCGCGCTGCCTGGATCTGGGTTTTCAGGTCGCTGTCCGGAACGCCCAGCTGGACGTCCAGATCGCTCTGGGTGTCCAGCGGGACCAGCTTGCCGACGTTTTTGGCAGCGGGACCGATGAACAGGAAATAGCGTTCGATCTCGGTCACGGCACCTTGGCCGAGGTTGAGATTGTTTACGCTGACTTTGCCGAGTGCCATAAAGCGGTACCTCGTTAGCGGGGTGAAGTTAGGATTTGTTGCAGCACCAGGTTCACCAGCTGGCTGGTTTCGCTGTCGCTGGCACCGAGGAACTGACGCGCAGGCAGCTTGATGTCCCAGCTTTGCGCACCCGTGGATTCGGCTCGTTCGTCGTCCAGGACGCGGATCAGCAATCCCGCCCTGGCGTAGTTCAGGTGTTGCTGGATCCACGCCACGGATGGGCGGGTCAGGGTCTTTTTGCCTTCCTGGCGGGTCTTGAAACCCAGACGGCGCAGGCGCTTGGCCTGCTTTTCGGTAGCGGCGGTGCCCTCGGGCACCTTGTTCCACTGGCGCATCTGCGCGGCGGTACGCCGCTCTGACACCCCGTTGTGTTGCTGTGAAGCAACCCAACGGGTCAGGGTGTTGCGCCAGCCCAATTCGGCCTCGTTGCCGGTCAGCCGGGTGACATCGAGCAGCTTGCCCAGACCCGCTTCCATCTTCTTTTTGCCCTTGGACGTGTCCTTGCGGGCTTCGAAGGGCGTGCCGTCCAGGTTCTGCTGGTTGCGGATCCGCTGCCGGCTCATGCTGCGCACGCGCTTGGCCACGTTGTTCAGCAGCCGCTTGCGCTTGGGCGTTGGCAGTTCCAACAGGGACAGCAGATCCTGCGCATCGAGCATGCCGCGAATGTCCAGATCGAACGTGCTACGCGCCATGACTGGTCACCTCGCCCGACTCAGCCACCCACAGTTCGAAGGGCACAAACGACCAGGTCTTGCCGTAGGCCTCGATTTCGCCGGTCAGATCCTCGGCCAGGTACTGGGCCTCGGTGAACTGCAGCTTGATGTCGACGTCAGCCAGGTCGTTGTCGAGCATGGTCACGTCGAACACCACATTGGGCAGGCCGTCGCGGTCCTGGTCGTGGGTTTCCAACCAGCTGCCCACCAGGGCGAACAGGCGCGCCGGGTGATCCGCGAACCGCTCGATCGTGATGGTCGCGCCATAGTTCATGTCACCCATGTGCATACCGTCGGTGTCGGGCTTCCAGATCAGCTCGACCTGCACCTGGTCGGTCCAGCTGTCGAGCTGCTCCGGGGCAACCAACTGGCGATCGAGCAGGTAGGCGGTCAACGCCTTGAGCTTGATCACAGCAGTGCCACCGTGATGCGGCCACGGCCCTGCAGCGACCGAACGGCAGCCTGGCTGAATGCCAGGAACGTTTCCGAACGCTCGGGCAGTTCTTTGCCAATGTTTTCGGCGCTTTCGCGGCGATTGACGGTGGCGAACTGGGTCAGCAGGCTGGCTTTGGCCCGGCTGTAAACGGCACGCTTGTACGTGGCCGCCTGAAAGGTGCGCTCTGGCAGGACGGTGGTGTCTGCGGTTTCAACGTTGGACACGCCAGCGGCCTGCCATCGCGCTTTAAGCTTGGCCAGGTCGGTGTTCACCTCGACCATGGCCATGGTCAGATCAGCCGTCAGCATGTCTACCAGGTACTCCGCCGGCAGGCGGTAACCCTTCTGGAACTCGGTCACAGAGAGGTCGGGCCAAAAGCCGTCGTTCTCGATCGCCTGTTCCACAAAGGTGGTGGGTTTCCCTGAAAAGCTCATGCTGGCCGCTCAAATAGGGGCGGGAAAACTGTTTCAGTGGGTCAGGGCCATAAATGGTTGGCTCACATCCACAGTTTCTCGCCGGGGGGGGTAGTCGGTTATTCGATGCCGTTGCCAGCGTTCTCTTTGGCCTGGACCTTGGCCAGTGCCCTGCGGCAGTCATTCAGGCGCGTCCCTACGCCGATGCTTTCGTAAAGCGCTTCTGCCCGTTCGAAGTGAGCAATTGCGACTGGCCAGTCCTGGCGGTTCAGCGCAATCAGTCCCAGCAACTTGTGGTAGCGAGCCGGAATGCGCTCGAAGAGCTGCCATTCCCCATCCACGCGGGGCAACAGGTTGGAAACGTAGGGCTCCGGGCTGCGCCTGGCCTTGAATTCAGCCTCGGCCCAGTCGATCACCTCGTCAGCAACGAACGTCGGGATATCGCGGTTGAAACGCTCAGGCAGCGCCTGGCCCTGGGACATGGCGAAGTCGGCCAACTCCAGGCCCTGGGTGAACTGCTCGGTGTCGAACAGCCAGATCAGGACGTACACCAGCACCGTGTTTTGGAAATTCAATTCCGAATCGCGGTAACGCTGTACGTATTCCAGGTACTTGGGCAGCAGCTCTTCGCGCTTGAGGGTCTGCCGTTGTTCGCGGCTGTTGATTGCGCTGATGCGCTCCAGGTCGCCCGCTAGGGCGTCCTCCATCAACTTCAAGTGCTTGCGGGCATTGGCAGGACTGGACAGCGCGGTGTCAGCCGAGTAAGCCATGGGGGCACCGGCGCTCGCGGCCGCTGGGCCTTCGGCGATCACGCGGCGTTTGTGCGCCAGTGCCAAGCTCATGCTTTCACCACTGCAACGTTTTCAGCCATGGCGAACTTTTCCAGTTGCTCGATCACATAGCCTTCGTTGCGGCTGTTGTAGTCCTCGACGCGGGAGCGCTTCGGGTTATCAACGGTCTGCTTGCGCCAGCTGGAGTCCTGGAAGTAGATCGACAGGTTGTCGAGGCTGGTGACCACCACGGCGTTGACCGGAAAGAACGGCACGCTGAAGCTCGGCAGGCCACCATAGGTTGCGATGACCTGAGCGTCTTCGATGCGTTCTTTTTCAGTCGGCACGTCGCCTTGTTTGGCGTACAGCTTCGCCTTGTCAGCGGCCAGCAGGTCGCTGCCGATGATTGCGATCAGATCGCCGCCATCACGGACACGCTCGTCAACCATCTGCCTGGTGTCGTGCACCAGGGCGTCGAGGTTGGCATAGTCGCCACCGTCGCCAAGACTGATCTTGCCTGCTTCCAGGCCCTGACTCAGCACCTGTTCCGGGACCTGCTCACGAGCGATCTGCAGCCAGCCCTTGTTCACGTCTTGCAGCATTGGGAAGGCTACGAGATCAGTTTGGACAGCAGCGTGTGTTCCGTGAAAACCCACCATCAAACGGTCAAGCGCGATCTGCTTTTGCACAGCAGCGGAGTAACGCTGCTGGAAGTCCGGGAACTTGGCCCAGGCGTCGATCTTCGCGTAAGGCAGGCTGACGTCGGACTCGGTGGAAAACAGCTCGTATTGGCTGTCATCCAGCGCCGAACCGTCCTTGGCTTCGCGGTCGGTGGTCTTGGTGTTGGTGCGACCGGTCACAGGACCGGACACGCCGAGGAACACCTTTTGCCCCTTGATCTCGCTCACGGGGATGACGTTGATGCGCTGCAGGAAATCGGACTTGTGGGTGATCGCCTCGTTGAGTTCCTGGGCAATCGAAGGCTCGACGCTGAACGTCTTGCTGGCCAGCTCGACGCCGTAGGACTCAGCCAGGGAAACCTGCAGGGCCGCGAACATTTTCGCGCCGTAAGCGCTCAGTGACTGGGCCATGTCAGAGCACCCGCTTCGGTTTCGGGTCATTCGCACCGGTAGTGCGCGACAGATGGCGACCTTCTGGCTTGTCCACCAGTGCGGAGAATCGCGCCTCAAGTTTGGCGAGGCCGGCAATAACGGCAGCGTTGCTGGAGGCCTTGCGGCTCAACTGCTTCTCTTCTTCGGCGGTGGCCACGATGCCGTCGACGGCTGCCTGCACGTCATCGATCGGAGCCTGGTCAGGGGCTGGTGGGGCTTCTGCGAAGCTGTCGATCAGCGCCTGAATGCCGGCGGCAATGATCAGTTGCTGTTCGATCAAGGCCTGCAGCGCTTTGGCTGTAGCTTCATCCATTGGGGGTTTGCTCTCGGTAGGGGTTTGCGGGGTGGTTTCGGCTGGCACCTCTTCAATGCCAAAGCGTTTGAACAGGCCGGTGAACAGGTTGAACAGCTTGGCCACCTCGCCCTGCGGTTCCTCTTCACCGATCGTCCCGAACGGGACAGCCGCCGCGTAGTGCACGGGCTTGCCTGTCTTGCGGGAGAAATAGAGTTCCTGGGTGCCCAGGCTCGCCGGCTCGTCAGTGACGGCCAGCCCGGTCAGGTAGGCCCTGCCGGTGCCCGCAAAGTCGGGCATGATCTCGATACTGGTGAAGAGCTTTTCGCCCTGGTCGTTAAGCCACAGCAGCTTTTGGTTGGGCTTCAACTGCGCTTCCAGCGCGACCTGGCCGGGGGCCAGGCCCTCGACATCTTCGATCAGGCGCACGGCAAACACGGTGCCGTAGGAGCCTGGCCAGCGTTCATGTTCAGCCCAGATGGTGGCCGTGTAGGTGGCGGTGCTGTACGTCTCGGCGATGTCGCGCAGTTCCTGGGGCGTAATGACGCGACCATCGACGGTAGGACCGCTGGTGGCGACGCGTTTCCAGAAGCTGACAAGGGAACGGGGCATGGGAGGAACTGCGCTCATCGGTTGGTTGAGGCCCCAAGATAGGGAGCCGCAACCCTTCCAACAAACGGTTTACTTTCGCGCTTCTCCTATATTCAACTTCTAGGAGAGACGCGGAATTTAACAGCACGTTTTCCGCGTTTTCGCCGCATAGACTGCGGACCATGTACTACTCAACCGAAGTCAAAGAAGCCGCCAAACGCTTGTTTCTACGCCGTCACAAGGCGAAGGAAATTCAGGCGCAACTCAACCTGCCCAACATCCGGATCGTCTACCACTGGATCCGCGTGGGTGGCTGGGAAGACATGCTGACGGATGAAGAGCCGCTGACTGCAGTCAGCCGGCGAATCACGCTGCTGCTTGAAAAGACAGAGAGCCTCAGCAAAAGCGATCTGGACGAGCTGGACCGGTTGACGACGGTTCGCGAGCGGCTGGCCAAGCAATGCGCAAAACCAGCTCCCGCACCGGCGCGTGATGAACAGAATGACGATGGCCATCGACGTGACGAGCAGCGCGGCGAACGTCGGGATCGCGTCAAGCGCGACGGCAAGAAGCGGGAAAAGAAGGTCAAGAACGACGTCAGCGAACTGACCGAAGTCGACTTTCTCGACAAGTTCATCAGCAAAATGTACGGCTACCAGAAAGAGCTGTTCGCTGCCAAACAGAACCCGCTGACCGCCAGGATCCGGAACATCCTCAAAAGCCGCCAGGTGGGCCTGACGTACTACTTCGCCGGCGAAGCCTTCATGGATGCGGTGCTGACCGGTGATAACCAAGTGTTCCTGTCGGCCAGCCGCGCCCAGTCCGAGATTTTCCGCAGCTACATCATCGCGTTTGCCCAGTCCTGGTTCGGCCTGGAGCTGACCGGCAACCCGATCGTGCTCAGCAAGGATGGCAAGCCGTGGGCCGAGCTGCGCTTTCTCAGCACCAACAGCAGCACCGCACAGGGTCACCATGGCCATGTGTACGTCGACGAATATTTCTGGATCCGCGACTTCGAGAAACTGAACACCGTGGCCAGTGCCATGGCGACCCATAAGAAGTGGCGCAAAACCTACTTCTCAACGCCCAGCGCCGTCTCACACCAGGCCTATCCCTTCTGGCAGGGCGAGAAATTCCGCAACAGCAAGCGCAAGGCCGCGAAGGATCCCTGGCCGAGCGATAAGCAGATCTCAGCCGGCGCGCTGTGTCCGGACGGTCAATGGCGCAAGGTGATCACCATCCTGGACGCGATCGCCGGCGGCTGCGATCTGTTCGACCTTGAGCAGCTGCAGCTGGAGTACGACGACGACAAGTTCCAGCAACTGTTCATGTGCAAGTTCATCGACAGCAGCCAGAGCGCGTTTTCCCTGGCAGACCTAGAGCGCTGCTATTCCGATCTGTCGCTTTGGGCCGACTTCGATCCGGACGACCCGCGACCGTACGGCAACAGTCCAGTCTGGATCGGTTACGACCCGAGCCGGACCCGCGACGACGCCACCTGCGTGGTCATCGCACCGCCGCTGGAGCACGGTGGCAAGTTCCGGATCCTGGAGAAGCACAGCTGGCGTGGCCAGTCGTTCAAGTACCAGGCCGAGCAGGTCAAGAAGCTGACCGAGCGATTCAACGTCCAGCACATCGGTATCGATACGACCGGCATCGGCTATGGCGTTTTCGACCTGGTGCGCGACTTCTACCCGCGTGCGACCTCGATCCACTACAGCCTGGAGACCAAGAACCTGTTGGTGCTCAAGGCGCAGGACACCATCCAGGGCAGCCGCATCGAGTGGGACGCCGGCTGGAACGATATCGCCCAGGCCTTCCTGACGATCAAGCGCGGCACGACCGCCAGCGGCCAGGTCACCTACAGCGCTTCGCGCACAGACGCTACCGGCCACGCGGACGTGGCCTGGGCGGTCATGCACGCCCTGCAGTACGAACCCCTCAACACGGACAAAAAGCGGCGCAGTCGCTACGCACTCACTGGATCAACTTCCCATGGCAAAACCCAAAACCCTGCAGCAGGAAAAACCGACGCAACGGCCCATGCGAGCGTTCACATTCGGCGCGCCGGAATCGGTGCTGACCGACAACATCGCGCAGTACCTGGGCGTGTTCCCCAGCGACGACGGTCGTCTCTACACACCACCGGTTTCGCGCAGGGGCCTGGCAAGGCTGCTCAAGGCCAACGCGCACCACGGCGCGATACCAGGTTTCAAACGCAACCTGTTGCTGCGGGAGTTCATCCCTTCAGCAGGACTGACGGTGGCCGATATGAGTCGGGCTGCATTGGACTTCATGGTGTTTGGCGAAGCCTACTTCTACCGGGTACCAAATGCGTTCGGTCAGATCCTGGAGCTACTGCACCTGCCCGCCATCAACATGCGCGTGAAGGTCGACGGCGGGTTCGCCCAGTTGGAGCAGAACGGGCGTGAAACCGAGTTTGAAGCGCACGAGATCGAGCACGTCCTCAACTACGACGTCGAGCAGAACATTTATGGCGTACCGGAGTACCTGGGCGGCCTGCAGGCGCTGCTACTCAACGAGGCCGCCACGCTGTTCCGTCGGCGCTACTACAGCAACGGCGCGCACGCAGGCTACATCTTCTACACCAACGACCCGAACCTGACCGAGGAAGACGAGGACGAGCTGCGCGCCCAGATCACGGCCAGCAAGGGCGTGGGTAACTTCCGCTCGATGTTCGTCAACATTCCGGGTGGTGCAGAGAAGGCGATTCAGATCATCCCAGTCGGGGACTTTCAGGCCAAGGATGAGCTGGAGAAGGTCAAGAACATCACCCGCAATGACGTGATTGCGGCCTGGCGAATGAACCCGGCGCTGGCAGGGATCATTCCAGAAAACAGCGGCGGATTCGGCGACATCGAGAAGATCGATCGCGTGTACACCAGTAATGAGATCAGACCGATCTGCCAGCTGTTTGATCAAGCCAACGCCTCGTTACGAGAGGACAGACGGTTCGGGTGGAAGCCGTTACTGGAAACATCTGTAACGGCCTGATTTGACCGAAGACACACATAGTGCCACCACTTATATGGCAAAATACTGGCTATAGGCTGGCCCTGGGGAGGGACGACATGCGGATTTATTGCACAACATGCGGGCACAAGGGACGGATTAGTTCGAGGGAGGAAGTGACCAGGGCTTACGTGAAACTCTACTGCCAGTGTCTGGACGCCAGTTGCGGCCACACTTGGGTGGCCAACCTTACTTTCTCACACACGCTTCGGCCATCTGGGCAGCAACTGGACGTGATGCTATTCGATCGGCTCAGGGATCTGGCGCCTGACAAGCAAAAGGAATTGTTTGAGCAGTTGGGACGGCAGGCAGTCGCTTGATGGACCACCGCCATAATGAGGGTGGCCCGTCGATATTCAGCGAAACCTGAATTCAGGAACAGATCAGCTCAGGCTTGTTCCTGTTCAAGGATCACAAGTCCAGAAGTCAGACGCACCAGCTGGCGTTGGTCACGCTCTGATATTCGCCGGTGGAGCTCTATCAGGACCCGCTCCTTAGGGCTAATTATCATCCACTCGTGTTCTTCGTCAGCGGCCCTACCACTTTCCATATCGACGAGATCTAACATGCAAACCACTCCATTCACTACATTCCGGAGCGGACGTAGACGCAACCTGCCGGCACAAGAATAGTGATGGACACACTTTTAAACGATTACTTCAAACGCCCGGCATTGTCTCTTTCGGCAACAGCACCTAAAGCGTCAACCATGCGATGAACTGTTTCTTGGTCATGGGGAGGCAAAGCTCTGACGCGAGCGACTAGCGCTGCTTCGCTTTCGGATATATCCGCAATGCTGGGGACGCTTCTCACACCCGTAACGACATACAGCACATCAAGACCTACACCGTGCAAGGCTTTCAGGTAACCAGTGTCTGGCCGTCGCTCATTACGTTCATAGCTTCCCTGCGTGTTCCGGGTCACACCGCCGATTTGGGCCATTTCCTCTTGTTTGAGGCCCAGCCTATTCCTTTCTTCACGCAAGCATTCGCCCGCGCTCAAATCCGAGAATTCTCCCGAAGACAAATTTTTCAAGCATAGGACCCTTTACAAGACAAATAATCTGGTCATAATCGGCGCTGTACGAACACCAACCCACACCAACGCACACGAGCCAACACTATGCCCGTCACTCTCACACCCGAGCAAGCCCGTGAGTCCCTTGATCGTCGAGGCGAAAGTATTGCTGAGTTCAGCAGAAAGCATGAATTGAACAAAAACTTGGTTAGCGACCTTTTAAACGGTCGCAAAAAAGGTCGCCGAGGGGAGGCACATCGCGCAGCCGTTCTGCTGGGGATCAAAGACGGCGTGATTAAACAGTAATGGCGCAGACCAGCAGGGAAAAGCAGAACATGAAAAGTCCAGTTCTAAAAACACGCCGGGAAGTAGTCAGCGCAATTATCTGCAGTTATCCAGGTGGACGTGAATGCGCAGCCGCACGTATTGGTTTGGCACTGAAAAAGTTCGATAACCACGCATACGAAAACAACAACAGCAGACCCCTCAATGACGCCCAGTTGTTCCAGCTGGAGCAGGACGCTGGCACTCAGCATCTGCCCAACTACGTGGCGTCAATGTATGGCGGTCTATTTGTCCCGGTGTCTGACCCTGAATCGCTCGATAACGTTGAGATGTACGCCCTCTCGATTCAAGCGGCGGCAAAGCGCGGGTGCGTCGACCAGGAGATAGCCAAGGCTCTTGCAGACGGGTGCATCAGCGCAGCGGAGGCCGAACACATCCTAAACGCACACAACCTGCACATGGCGGCTCGACATGCCGAGGTGCTCGCAGCCATCGATCTGTACCGCGCAAAAACAGGGACCGAACAATGAACAACGTATCCGTCGAAAGGGATTATCAAGAAACCATCCGCGCCGCAGCTCAGGCGTTCATCGAGCGTCATCAAGGCGAACACCTCGGCGATCTCGGTCAGTTGCTTGGGCGAGCAATCGACCATCTGGTGGAAAGCCTCGAAGTCAAAGAGCCACTCGCGAATCACCTGGTGCATCAGGCATACAGCAACGTATTGGCGGTCATCGGTCGCCAGCGCATAGATCTGCAGGCAAGTGCAGAAATGTCGGTTGTGATCAGCGACCCTGTTCGGGGACTCGCCTGGTCAGTGCCTGTTCACCTGATCTATGAACACCTGATTGCTGCCGGTCACGGCAAACCTATCTCCCCCGCTACCTAAAACCACCCTAATTATTGCCTGCCCCACAGCCGTGGGTATGGGTGAGCTGCGCCCAAATTCGAGGTTTAACGATGGCCAACGCCGTGATCGTCACCACCCAATTGCCGAAAGCCCAGGCAAAAGCACTGCTGGAATCCTTGCGTGAACAGTACCGCTTGAGGCTCAACGAATACTGGTATGACGATCAATACCGCTTCGTTGCGGACGGCCAACGTCATGGCGCAATTCTCGCCCGTGTCCCGGTAATGGCAGCACAAGTACGCCTTATGGCAGCCCTGAGCCAAAGCCTCAAAGCAGTGAAAGATTAATGAGAGACGACCTGCGTCACGACGTACTGCACCGCATCCAGTCCGACTTCGGATTGAAGCATCGCGCCCCGACCAAATACATGCGCGGCGGCACTTGCCCGAAGTGCAACAAGAAGGAGCTTTACACGCGCTTTGACAGCCCGTGGCAGCTGATCTGCGGCAGGCAGGAAAAGTGTGGCCATACCCTGCACGTAAAAGAGCTTTACGACGACCTGTTCGAAGACTGGAGCAAACGCGCACCGGCTACCGAGAATGCGCCGACTGCGACCGCAAGGGCCTACATGGAGTTTGCACGCAGCTTCGACATATCGCTGATCGCTGGCTGGTTCACGCAGGAAACCTATTTTTCGTCACACCATGACGCCGGTAGCGCCACAGTGCGTTTTGCGCTGGAGAAAGGCGGCTATTGGGAACGGCTGATAGATCGCCCTGCCCGGTTCGGCAAGATGAAGGCGCGGTTCAAACCAGGTGAAAGCTACAAGGGTGTCTGGTGGTGTCCGCCCTGCGTCGAGCTGCTGGACGTCAAAGAGCTCTGGATTGTCGAAGGGATCTTCGACGCCATCGCACTGGTGCATAACGGCGTGGCCGCCGTATCCGCAATGTCTTCCAATGCGTTCCCCGATGAGTCGTTGAAGCGCTTGGCCAAAGAGCGCGATGGGAAACTGCCGAAGCTGGTGTGGGCATTGGACAACGAGCCAGGCGCTCACGCATACACCAAGCGCTGGGTTCGCCAGGCGCGTGAGCTGGGCTTTGTCTGCGAAGCAGCTCAGATCCCCCAGCGTGACGGCCGCAAGGTCGACTGGAACGATCTGCACCAACGCTGGTGGGCCATCGATGAGGATGACAAGAAAGCAGAGCAGATCCAGAAAGACCTGACGGTTGCCAGACATCACGGCGCCCTGCTGATCGCTGACAACGCAACGGAAAAAGCATTGGTGCTTTTCGACTGGAAGCGCCGTAGCGAATTCCACTTGGAGTTCGGCAACCGCCTCTACTGGTTCAAGCTCGATCTGGAGAAATTCAACCGGGCGATGCAGGACCTTGAGGACAGCGAGCACCAGGACGACCAACTGCTGAATGACAAGCAGCGTCGGGCCAAGGCTATGCAGCAGTGCGGCGCGATTCAGCGGATCGCAACCTGCAACCCCAAGGCCCTGTACTACCAGGAGAACAAGCTGACCGACGAGTCCTGGTATTACTTTCGGATCACGTTTGCCCACGACGCCGCGCCCATCAAGAACACGTTTACCAGCTCGCAGATCGCCTCATCCGCCGAGTTCAAGAAACGACTGCTCGGGATCGCACCCGGCGGGATGTTCACTGGCAGCACGCAGCAACTGGACGCGTTTATTGAAGAGCAGACAAACGCGCTCAAGACGGTGCAGACCATCGACTTCACCGGCTACACCCGCGAACACGGTGCCTACGTTTACGGCGACGTGGCTGTGCGCGACGGCAAGGTCTACGAACTGAACGAGGAAGACTTTTTCGACATGGAGAAACTGAGCATTAAAACGCTCAGCCAGTCCGTCACGCTGAACATCAACACCGACCTGAACAAGTTCACCACGCGCTGGCTCGACATTCTGTGGCAGTGCTTCGGGGCCAAGGGCATCGTCGTTCTGGCGTACTGGCTGGGGGCCTTATTCGCGGAGCAGATCCGGCAGCACCAGAAAAGCTATCTGTTCCTGGAAGTGGTCGGCGAAGCCGGTGCGGGTAAGTCCACACTGATCGAGTTCCTGTGGAAGCTGCTCGGTCGTCTCGACTACGAAGGCTTCGACCCGTCCAAAGGCACGCCCGTTGCCCGCGCCCGTAACTTCGCCCAGGTCGGCAACCTTCCCGTCGTGCTGATCGAGTCCGAACGGGAAAAGACCGACGGCAGCGCGACAAAGCAGTACGACTGGGACGAGCTGAAAACCGCTTACAACGGTCGTAGCGTCCGCTCGACCGGCGTCAAGAACAACGGTAACGACACGCGAGAACCCCCGTTCCGCGGTGCTTTTGTATTTGCGCAGAACCATGCCGTCAACGCTTCGGAACCCATCCTGCAGCGGATCGCCCACGTTGGCATGACCAAGGACGGCCAGACCGCCAAAACCAAACTGCTGGTGGAAGAGCTCGAGCAGATGCCCGTCGACAAGGTGAGCGGCTTTCTGTTGATGGCTACAACTCGGGAAGCGCAGGTGATGCAAACCGTGAAAGCGGGTGTGCCGATCTACGAACAGCGGCTGCTGCAGCTGCCCGAGATCCGCACGGTGCGTATCGCCAAGAACCACGCCCAGTTACACGCGCTGGTCGACGCGCTGGTGCATGTCGTCCCGCTGCAGCAGCACCAGGTCGATGCCGCCCATGCCGAGGTACAAAGCATGGCCAAAGAGCGACAGCTGGCAATCAATGCCGATCACCCGATGGTCGTTGAGTTTTGGGAGCTCTACGAATACCTCAACAGCCATGCCGGCGCGCTGAATCATTCCCGCAATGAGGGGCTGATCGCCGTCAACTTGAACGACTTTGCCGAAGCGGCCGCGAACAGACGGCAGAAAGTACCGGACCTGGCCGAGCTCAAGCGCCACCTGAAAACCAGCAAATGCCCGAAGTTCATCGAGACGAACCGCAACGTCTGTTCGTCGTGGGACATCGACGCCGCCGATAAACCGAAAACCGTCCGGTGCTGGATCTTCCAGGCCGCTTGATCACCACCAAGGAGCGAGCGATGCAGATTCAAGTGATGTGTGACGCCAGCATCAACGAAGCAGAGGACGCCGTTGGCTTGGTACTGGCCGGGCTTAAGCGAACAGAGCATGGCTATCCATTGATCCATGCGGATGCATACGCCGTCGGGGGGCTACTAGGAATTCTGGATGTGCGCGCTGCTCGCGGTGAGCTGGAACTGATGGTGCTGCAGTGCAGCCGTGAGCAGATCCAGGCGGTGCTGGAGTGGCAGTCCGAGACGGAAGACTCGCTGGTTCTGGAAAACCTGGTGATTCACCTGGTGCGCAAGGATCCGACCGAATAAACGCCGGCTTGTCCGGTTTTGAAAAGGGTGCCGAGGAGTTCGTACCTCCCCGGACACCCATCACTGAAAGGAGCGGCATCATGCAAACACAACAACTTATCAGCGGCAGCCAAAAGGCTACCACACGCAGCGATCTGCGTATCTGTCCTCGCTTCAAACCCAGCCGCCGGGCAGTGGCCACCGCGTTCATCGGTGCAGCCTTGATCGGCTACCAGATCCACAAGACGCCTGACGCGCGTGGTCGACTCGAACAATTGGCCAACCTGGCGCACACCCAGGGCGATCTGACCGCCAGCGATGTCTTGCTCATCGCTCAGGTACTCGCCCGTCCCACCGTCAGTAATTGAACCTTTAGGTTCTGGCTTTTAGCACCAGGGCGAAGCGATACACTTCCCCTGGTGCTGCTTCCTCGCAGAGAGCAAACATGAATTCCCCAACCAGCAACGTCCTCACTTTTGAGGACCTGCAGCGCATCACCGGCTACCAGCGCCGCTCCGACGTCGAACGCTCGCTGATCACCCAGGGCATCCGCATGTTCCGAGGCCGCACCGGCCCCTGGACAACCCTGGACCTCATCCATCATGCGGCGGGCATCGAGTCCGTCACCTCTGAGCGCTACGACACCAACATCCTATGAGGAAAGCGCGTAAGCGGAAGCATAATCCGCACATCCCTCCGCACATCGATCAGGCCGCCCTTCCAGCGGCCATCTATTTCGATCATCGCAACGCCGGCGTCTGGTACACGCTGCATTACGACGAGACCGGCAAACAGCGTCGGCGCAACGTGGCACCCGCTGATGTAACCCTGGCCGAGCTGCATCAGATTATGGAGCAGACCTCGGGCGTTGATCAGGGCACTTTGCGTTACGTGTGCGCCCAGTTCCACCAGAGTGATCGTTACCAGAAACTCAGCCTCAAGACGCACGATGACTACTGTTATTCGCGGGACGTGCTGCTGGGCATCCCGACCCGATTGGGCAAACCGCTGGGGGATCTGCTGGTAAAGAAATTCACGGCGGCATTGATCCAGCGGATTGTCGATCGCCTAGCCGACGAGGGCACACCGTCCAAAGCGGCACATGTCCTGCGCTACCTGCGTCGGGTGCTGCAATGGGGTCGCAACCGGGGTTACCTCGACAGCAACCCGGCACAGGGTATTGAAGCGCCGGTGGAGCGCAAGCGCCGGCGCTTGCCGGAGCATCGAATTATGGAAGCGCTGGTCGACCGCGCCCTGGCGTTCGGTCGGCTGGCCCGGAACGAAAAAGGCGGCTGTCCGGAGTACCTAAGCTACGTCATGGAGATCGGCTACCTATGCCGCTTGCGGGGCATTGAGACCATTACCCTGACCGATGCGCACGAGCTGGCCGACGGGGTCATGACCAACCGGCGCAAAGGCAGCCGCGACAATATCGTGCGCTGGACACCACGTCTGCGCGCCGCCTGGGACGGGGCAAAAGCCTATCGGGCGAAGGTGTGGGCCAGCAAGTCCACCGTGGTGCCGATGCGTCCCGATCGGCGCTACCTCATCGTGGCCAGCCACGGTGGTCCCCTGCGTAAATCCAGCCTGGACACCGCCTGGCAACGATTCATCACCTCGGCCATTGAGGACGGCACCCTCATGGCCGAACAGCGCTTCGGCCTGCATGACCTCAAGCGGCGCGGTATTACGGATACAGCAGGCACGCGGGCAGATAAGCAAGAGGCCAGCGGCCACCGGGACGGGGCCATGATGGACGTTTACGACCTCAGCGTGCCCATGGTCAATGCTTCACGGACATAGTGATGTAAGGCTCTGACGAAGCCTGAGGCGTTGAACCAAGACCGTGCTCAGTGGTAGGCCACTCCCATACCTTCTGGAGTCCAGCAGACGCAAAAAAGCCCACCAAGGTGGGCTTTGCTGTGGGGGCCGATTGAACATAGGACGCGTTATCGGAACCGGGTCACTCCGGCGCGGCCTCCGTGCCTTTGCCGCTTGGCAGCTCGGCTTTGGCCCGCTCGACTATCGCGTCGTAGTCAGCGCGTGTGATCAACCCGGAGAGCATCAGCGCACCCGCCAAGCCCAAGGCAGCGCCATATTGCGCGAACGCACTGGGCGAGCTGCTGATCGACGTTATGGTGGTCTCCAGTACAGCCGTCACCCGCTGCTTGACCAACTCAGGCGACGGGACGGAACTCGGCAATTCGTTATCGGCAATCATCGTCGGAATCCATTCTGTTCGTTATTGGTAACGCAGCGTGCTTATCCCTTCGCCCAGTCGTACACCGGCTTTTCGTACACAAGCAGATGACCACGCTCGGAAATCAACTCATCACCATGACGCACGCAATTTGCTTTCAGCTCGTCCACCGTCACGCCGTAAAACTCGGCCACAGCTTCACAACGCCCAGCAGGGGTGCCGCCACCGTCCCGCAGGTTCAAAAACATCATCTGGTAAAGCGGCACACCTTCAAACTGATTTTTGGGCGCTTCCATTTCCATATCACTCATACAGGCTCCTTTTGCGGCTATGGCCGCTCCGAAATGGCGCGGCGGGGTTCCTTTCTTTTCGTTATGGGGACGTTTTAATGCACGGTGAAGCTTACACCTCCAGCCCAACGATTCGGGCCTGAGCCAAACTGATAGCAGCGGCTACTTCATCGATATCGCGGCGATCCATGAACCGGATTTTGCTGTCTTCCTGCGCAAGCAATTCGTTTGCGCCGTAGTACAGATCATCAAAACTTACACCCTTTGCATTAGCGGCCGCCATGACGGCGACTAGGGCCTGCTTATACAGCGTCGAGGTATCTTCAGACATTAGAATTCCTTGATGGTGGTGTTGGCTTATTGTTAGCACAGTCATCGACTGTGCGGGACTTCTTTCGTGACGGGTAACGCGACGGTCACTCGCTCGCTTCGGCGCTACGGACTTCATCGCGCAATCCGTCAAGCCACTTAATGGCGCACGACGCGATGCTTGAGCGATGCAGCCCACCTTTGGGAAGGCCTTTCCTATCCCTCAGCATTGTGCATACGGTATGGGTATCCATCCAGACCATCCGTCGAGAACGTCAACTGAACACGGTCGTCGGATTTAGCAGAAGAAAAGAACAGATTGATGAGTAAGTGACGATAAGCAGTATGAGGACTAAGTCTGAGGGGCTCTTGACGAAGGCGCCAACAAAAACCAAGGAAGCTTTATGCACTGGATACTGGCTCTGACACTGATAAACAGCGGTACATCGGCGCTTATGGGTAGCTACGATAGCGAGGAAGCATGCAAAAAAGCTCTTAAAACTCTGTGGGCAGTTGAACCGAGGCAACCTATCAGCATGGGATGTGTGAGAGAAGACAGCCCAATACTCAAGATTTTTGGAGAGCCTTCAGTAATCAATCCTGATACCTGAGTCGGTGGTAAACCTCGGGCCAGACCTCATTTTCGCCACGTAATAGACGCCTAGCACATCATGCAGGGTAGGGCTTCTACGAGAACACCACGTAACAGGAAAAGCTGTAACCTATTGATTTATATGCTTAAAGCATCTTCCTTGTAATCAGTAGGTCCCGGGTTCGACTCCTGGTGCCGGCACCATACAAGGTTCCAGAGAAGGCTTTCAAAATCTCTGAAACCCCCGAAAAACCCGCACTCTGGCGGGTTTTTTCGTTTTGGCGTTCCGTCGGATTCCGCCAAAATCTTATGAATACCAGCCGTTTTAAGGATAAAGATAGGGGTAAGGTCATTCGATAAAGGGAGGAGTACCCTTATGTCGCGCACCACTGCCCCACTCTCCGATTCGGCTTGCCGCTCAGCCAAGCCCACCGACCGCGCCTACAAGCTTTTCGACGGCGACGGCCTCTACCTTCTAGTCCAACCCAATGGCCGTAAAGGCTGGCGTTTCAGGTATGTAAAACCTGATGGTCGTGAAGGACTGACTTCCTTCGGCAACTACCCCGTGGTCGGCCTCGCCGATGCGCGCAAGAAGCGCCTGGAGGTCAAGCGGATGCTGGCGGAAGGCATCGACCCCATCGAGTCCAAACACCAAGCCAAGCCACAATCCGAGGCCGAACCTTTGAGAGCGCAGCCTTGGGCTGGCACAAAGCGATGTCTGCCAAATGGGGCACCGGGCCACGCCAAGACAGTTCTGAGCCGCCTAAAAACCCACGTCTTCCCGCTGATCGGCGCTCGCTCCATTGTCGATCTGGACACCCATGACCTGATGCAACCTCTGGAAGCGATCCAGAAGCGCGGCACGATTGACGTCGCTTTAAGGGTACAAAACTACCTGCAAAGCATCATGCGCGAGGCAAAGCGTTCTCGGCAGATCACCGTAAACCCTGCCTATGACCCTGAAGGCTTGATCAAAGCCCCGAGAGTGGTTCATCGCCCCGCTCTACCCTTATCGCGCCTGCCTGAATTGCAGGAGCGTATAGACACCTACAAAGGCCGCGCACTTACCCGTCTGACGGTCATGCTCTCGCTGCATGTGTTCGTACGCTCCAGCGAACTGCGCTTCGCCCAATCCACCCATGGAATTACGGAAATCAAAATCACGCTTTTGCATAAACACCAAGCGTGCAAAGCAAGGCTGGCTCATCCGAAGTTAAATTATGGTCTGCTTGAATCGAGAAGTAACCAGTTATGGTAGAGACGCTCAGATCACTCCAGGTACAACTTCGAAAAGCCTAGCTACAAAAACTAGGCTCGATGGAGTAATTCTATACTAAAGTGTTAGGCGTCGGACTGGGCTCGATCTTTATATTTTTTCAATGCCCGCCCCAAAGCACATAGAAGTCTAATGATGAAACGACGTATTCCGCTCCTTACTTCTGAAAAAACTTTTACTGCACGACGGCGCTGAGCAGGTGGACGACTATCCATTTCGACCACTTTAGTAGTGGAGTTTGCTATTTTACCTCCAAGAATCATCGATGCTGCTAAGAAGTAAAAAAGTCGATGGTGTTTAGCTTTCTTTGCTTGGGCCGCCAAGGCAACCAGTTTAGTAATTTTTGGTTTTGAAGCAACGAGCGAAGGAACTATACACTCACTACCCAATGCCACACTGGAAAGCAAAGATACATCTTCAACCTGTACATTCGGCTTATCTGGAAATGCAGAGCAGTAGGTGCTTGGCACTCTTTCGCAGAAACGAGAAGAAGGCGAGCTTCTAGTCACGCCAGCGGCAATACTTACCACTGGGCATACTTTCTGATTATATTCAGCAATCTCTTTCCGAATTTGAATTATCTTTTCCGGTGATATATCTCGACCTGGACGCTTATAGATATCCGCACTGCTATCCGGACCAAACTCTTTGAAGTAAAATTCACCATTTACCGCTATTTCACCAAGTTCTTGCTGAACATAAGCTGACCACTGACACGATGAACTTCCATTTAATCCATGAGCGTCACAGTAGCTTTCATAAGCTCTAACCTGACCCAGTAAATACTCGCTAGATTTTTGTACCTCAGCAGTAGCCTCTTTAAGCTGGGAGATATTTTCGTTGGCACCGTTATCTGCAACGAAAAAGACCGCTGCGACAATTGCCATTGAAAACCATAGATGGTCATAGCACTGCCGAAAACGGTCGCCCAAACTAAAATTATCGTAAATAATAATTATAGTTGCCCAGCCGGTTAAAGCTCCCAATACCAGAATAGGAACTATGCCCAATTCACTACCTAACGTACCCGCACCTTGAATAACAAACCGCCCTGGCAAATAGTTAATAGATGGAAAAAAACCTAAAATATTTAATAAGCCCGGTGCTATGGACAGTAAAAAAAATATAAAAACCCCTCTCTTGCCCCCTAGGGCATGAGCCGCCATAGCGACCCATGGGATCAAGAAAAATGTTAATAACATAAGTCCCCCCAATGGAATCATTACAGCTTCTGAAGGTGACCAGTAACTTTCAACCAACATCCCCGCATCGTCATACTTAACAAAATTGGAAGACGCCCAATTGAGCCCCTCCAAAGTTTGATAAATACTGTACGCCCCACCATAAAGAAAATCGTAGTATGGTCGAAAAAAAGCTGAAAAACTCAAAATCAT